ATCTTTAAATCATAAATTAGCAGTTCTTCATCTAAGTCAAAGATAAAATCTGTATATCCGATAAAAGGGATGCCAAGTATTTCTGTTTCTATCTTTTCTTGGTAAGAATGGATTTTGTAGTTCTTGTTTGTTAATTGCCAAGATTGATTGATCCATTTAGGAATTAAATCCTCACAGAACTTTTTGATGACCTTAGTATCATATTGATAAGGCTCCATATCTTTACAGAAATTATCAATGCACTCTGACACGATTTCCTGTTTGTTCTTTTCCCCTTCAGTCAAATATCGGTACAATGCTTTCTCAACATTACGACCTGCTGACATACTAGGGTTATCGCCTGTGTCTAATTTATAGATTTTGTTAATAATAAATTGGCAAGGAAATTGTTTGAATGATGCCAACTTACTGTGAGAAAGTGGGAGTAAATCCCACTTCTCAAATACTTCCTTACGCATATTTACCTAGGGAATAAACTGCGTATTTCTTTTTTGTATGCTTATCGACTTCAAATGTAGTATCGATAATAAACCCCATATCCTTTAATTCGGATATTCTGGCCGCCAAACGAAAACACCCATATAAATTTAGTGCTTGTAATGGATTTATCGTTCTATGCTTATTTAAATGCTTAATTATTAGCTTTTTCTGTGACATATATTACTCCTATAATATTTATATAAGTTATCAGCAAACTCCTTAGGATCAAGTTCTAACACTTCATCCCAATACTTTCTTTCACCATATTTAAAAGTTAGTTCGTGATGGTGCGGATAGCAAATTGGTAAACCAACACTATCATCTCGTATCATTGCACCTAATCTATACTTACCTTGTAAATGATGAAATTGTATTTGATGATTGTTTATAATCCCAAGTGTCTTTTGACAAACGAAGCAAGGGCGGTTTTCTACCACCCATTGCATATATTTTTTATCTTTGATTGCTTTTCTAGAACGGGATGTCATCATCTGGTAAATCAGATTTTGTTTGCTCTGGTGCATCATAAGTATTTTCTTCAATCTTAATACTTACCATCTTTAACGGATTACCATTCTTGTCTACCTTGCTATCGTCTTTCCACATTGCAACTTGGTAAACAACTCCCTTCTGTAAGGTAACACTCTCTTGGACTGTTACCTTATTGTTCTTGTAGATGGGTTGTCTTTCTTCCGTCTTATCGTTCTTAAAAAGATTAATCCAAATCGTCATCTTCTTCTACCTTCCCTAATGTTTTGTTATTAATTGTATTGACAGGATTGCTATGCTCAGATTCTTCATCATCACCAATATCCATTAAAAATAATTTCATTAATAAATATTTGTAAGCATAACTAATAGCTTTTCCGCTACCCTTATCACTATTATCAATCCCATAACCTACATATCCGTCTACTGTCATGCGGTCATCTGGCTTGTCTACATTGATAATATCTGCTGACATGGTTACGATTGTTTCCTTGCCATTCTTTTCGTGATTAGTCACCTTGGGTACAATCAATACCCTCCAGTCTTTTAAGGCTTCCCTAACTTTATTGTTTACCTCGTTAAAGGTTACAATTCTGTAGGGTACACCTTTTGATTTTTCTGTGTTAATCGTTTGCACAGTTCTTGTTATGTAATACAGTTTTTGTGCAAGGCTTGCCCCTGCAACTGCACTAATAAAGTCATCTTTCATTTATTATTACTCCTATTTTAAGACGCTATGTCCTCTATTCTCCATACATTTTTTATAAATGCTAGGAAAAGTTAATTCTCTTTCTGGTAAAAGATAGAGAAAGTATGCACGAACATAATAGTTGTAAACATACTTTGGTGTTTCGACTAAAGTGTTCGTGTTTTGCTTTGCCAAATGCTCACAGTGTTGTAAGTCATTTGTTATTTGCACGGCTTGTGAACTATCAAAAGTTCCGCTTCGACCTGCGGTATCAATTTTCGGTTGATACATGCAGTTTGTTAAAATTAAACCGAACAACATTAGAATTGTTAGTTTTAACATTCTTAACTTCACTCCTATATAGTGGTACTCTTAACCATCCGTGCTTTTTCATTAGTTGGTCTATGATATGTCTAAAGTTATATTTCATATTACCCCCTCTTTGCTCTGCTCGTTGGTAAATAAAACGCCTCATCAACAAACTTCTTAGCTTGAAAAGTATAAGGTGCTTCTTGTTGTAGTTTTTCTGCAAATGAATTGACGAAAGTAAAATACTCATCTTCGTCTTTCCATTGCATACTTGCTATCGTCTTTGCCATCCAATTATAGTGTCGTGCTTGGAATAGCCCTCTCGGTGGTCTTTCCGCTTTCTGCTGTGCCATTGACTGCTCCTTTCTTAAATTTTTCTGGAAATGCTTTCTTGCATTTAATTTGGATATCTGAAATCAAGATATCTTGACAAACTTTGAAAGCTTTGGCTACTGCACAACCTTTGCTTTTAAAGTCTTGGCGATACTCATTTTGGATTAGAGTATCAGCTATTGTTAATCTCCAAGTAATGATCTTATGCTCATACTTAGATTGCACCTTAACAATGTTTACAACTAGATCGTTATGGTGCCCAAATGGTATAGTGGTTTGGTAATGACCACTGCGTATCATCTTCATAGTTTGACTCCCTTTTTAACTAATTGATCGTTGATAAGTTTGCCGATAATTCTTGCTGTAACATCGTGCTCTAACTTACCGCCCATGCCTTTAAGAATAATATCACTCTTAATTTCTTGCATTTGATCCTCTCGGATTTTGATTGTATAAGTCTTCAATTACACTCCCTCGAGATCTAACAAATCTCTCTTGGTAAAATTACCTGTGATAAGAGCAGAGATAGCTTCATCCTCTGTTGAAAAGTATTCTTGCGATACTCTGCTATAAGGTAATTCTAACCAACTATCGAAACACTCTTTGTAGCTTGTTCCGATATAATAACCTGCGTTAGACTTCATGACTTTGATTGAAGAAACCCAGATTTTCTCATCATCAAAAGATGATATTTCTTTCCACTCAACCATTGGTAACCTCCCTCTCATATTCTTCTTGAGTTAATGATCCGACAATCTTGCCTTTGTAGATATAATTGTATCTAATAACTTGATTGCCATTGTGGTCTTTGCTGTAAACTTTCTTGATGTCATCAAATGCAGGGATGATAGAAAACTTTCTACCTCTCCCTGTAAAATATCCATGACCATCACACTGCTTACAAGTTTCATAAGGCTTTTCAAAATCCTCATGCACAGTTCGGATGCCGTTGCCATCACACCAACTACATCTGATTGGATTTAAAATTTCGTGCAAGTTAATACCGTACCTTTCAAATAAGTTCATGTTAGACCTTGTACCCTTTTAAGACTACGACTGTACCCACAACAACATCGGCTACCTCGTCACCTTTGGTGATGTCAATACCCCATGCTAAGTTCATCATGGCAGTTGCAACATAATTGATTTTGTTGCCTTCTTTCATCTTGCCTTCTTCATCCATGACCATGTCGAACTTATGACCATTGATAGTACCTGGCATAACTTGAATGTAACCACCAACCCACTTTTGTAATTCTTCTAGTGAAGGCTTTTGCGTTCTGTGAAAAGCATCTTCAATAGAGTTCATGTTTGGTGTAATGACATAAGCACCTTTTGGCATAAAAGGTTTTTCTACGCTTACTTTGTGTGTGTATTTTTTAGATGTCATAATAATACTCCTATATTATTTTTAATGATACCTTAATGATCCCTTAAGGGAATTCAATAACTATATCTGTATTATGTGGAGTTTTTCAAGTTTTTTGTAAAAAAATCTTTTAAAGGTAAATTTATATGCCGATAATTTCCGATCTAATGACCATAGAATACCCTTAAACTATTTTAGATAGATCTGCATATACAGTTGCAATATCTGATAATTTAAATATGATTTAGATATTAGCCTCGCAATCCTCCTATATTTTTTTGGCTAATATAGTACTCCTATAATAACTATAGTTGGGCAGTTGTAAAAAGACTGCCCACTCCCCTGTTGAAAAATTCAAAAGATGTCGGATATATAGATTGTATTAACTTACAGGCTCGGGGGTGGTCTAAAGCATGGAACTAAAAGGGTATAGAAAGATGGGAATTACAGAGTCGCAATCTGGTCGGTCTATATCAATCTCCTGCAATCCCCTGACCGAATTTCCAACCGAATATAAACACCTTACAGAAATCTACGATGATACTCTACGGCGATCTAATGGGATTTTTTTAAGGGAAATTATAGCACTTTTGATGATTATATGACCAGAACCTAAATCTGTTTTAGATTTCATAGTGCTAAGATAGATTGCGTCATTATCTTCTTTTTCAAAGAAACCGACAACCTCGCAAATCTCAAGTTTGTTTTTGTTAAACTCCTCGACAGTCTCCCAAGCATTACTTGTAGAAACATGATCGAGGAATTTAATATAATATATCATTACATCATGTGTAATGCTGAGTGAACAACCCAAAGAACAACTAACCATAAGATTAGTTTCCAAAGATTGCTCCAAGACCAATAGGGATCTGCCCAGTCTAAGATTTTATTTACTATGTTCATTACTTCTTCTTCCTTTTTTTTTTCATCATCTTAGGCATCTTCATCTTTTTAGATGGACGACCTCTTTTACTTCCGTAAGTTCCTTTTCCCATAGGCATAGTTCTATCCTTTCTTACTTTGTGAGTTTCTTCTGCTTTTCGTATGTCCTGAGCGTAGCCATTCCTAGAAGGCTCATGACTAACGGCATTAAAACACTCATATCAAGACTTGGCAAGGGTGCAGTTTGAACTTCAAATACAGCAAGGAAAAACACTATAAATTGCTTTAATACAAATTCCCAGAAAATCGCTAAAGCACAACTAAATCCTATAAGGGGTCTCCAGATCCGCTGTAATAAACCACCCAATCCTGTTGCCGTAGATTTTGCGTCGGCCAGATTTATATCCATCTGTTTTAGATTTAATTGATTTTCTAATTCTTTTAGTTTGATTTTAGCTTGTGCTTTTTCTTCTTCACTAGTGTGTAGTTCATCTACTATTTTTCCTACACTATCTACTAATCCGCCACTAAGTATCTTGCTTAACACCTTCTAAACCTCCCTTTAGTTTTTCAACATCTTTCTCATGTTTCTCTACTGTTTCTATAACCTCTTGATCTTTGAGATATTTAGCTTGATATTCTGCTTGTGCTTTGTGCATAGCTACAACATCATCCATAGTCATCTTTAATCTCTTATCTCTTTCTTGATGTAATCTTTCGTGAGATAGTTCTAATCTATCTGTAAGAAATGTATTGTGAATTTTTAGTTCTTCGATTGTTTTTTCTTTAACAGCAAGTTCTCGCTTTAGTTCTCTGTTCTTAGTTTTAGCTTTTGCTAATTGTTCTAAGGCTTCATCTAATGTCATATATCCCTCATCATCTTTGCTAGTTTATTTGCACGGTTGGGTACTTGCTTAGCCCAAAGGCTATCAAGCATCTGATTTGAACTTTCAATATAATTTTGCTCTTGTAATGCTTTTTGAAAATTTTTGAATTTACTTAATCGAGGAAGTCCTAATTGAAAACTCATCTCAACAACAATCTCAAAGGCTTGTGGATCTATACTATCCATAGGAATAAACTTCTCTGCATCAGCGACAGCTACCATAATATCTGCATGAAGAATATTATCTACTTCTGCATTTGTTAATGGCTTCTCTCTGTTTAAATAAATTTCTTCTTGATCTTTTGGTATGTAGTGTCCTACTCCAATAGTCCAATTACCTAGATGATCCTTATATGGCTCGTATCTAAGACCCTCATGCTCTATGAGAGATTTCTTTAGTCTATTTATGTCTATCATCTTTTCCCCTTAAATATTGACTAACTGCATTTGCAATATCTTCATGTAAAACTTTTAAATGTTTTATGTCAATTTCAACTGCACCATGTTTGTTATTATAAATATATTCAACTTCTTCATCTCTTAAACTCAAATATAGTTTTCCTTCTTGATAAGATATTCTCATATATAGATATTTTTATCCCAACTACCGCTTTTGTTCAACACCATAGGTACCAGATATGGTATGCCATCTGTTATAATACCACAAGATAGGATAGGTTTTGCTAGGTTTACCTTCATATATGCCATAGCCAAAGACTTCTTATCAACAAGACAACCTACTGACATTCCCCAATTTAAGTGAAAATCATTACCAACATATTTGATTTCTGACACAGTATGAAAATGACCTTGACAACAGGACATACTAGTTTCTCTAACTGCTTTCGCTATATCTTTAGAGAATTGATGAGCAAATACTATTTTACCTTTTGATGTTTCAAGAATTAATTTCTCGTGCCATTTCCAATCACTGTTTACATCTAATATTTCGTTATAGTCTTTAATAAACCATTTAGACATTCCTTTAGCCATAGCTCTGCGCAAGATCATTGATCCATGATTAGATTCTAGTAAGTGCATCTTTGGGAATATCTTTTCTAATTGATGACATAATGATCTGCCTATTTCTAATTCATCAGCAGGACTAGGTAAATCTGGATTGATTACATGGCTAACATTAATTGAATGCCAATCCATCTCGTCTCCAATATGGACGATTGTTTTAGGCTTATAAATCTTGTTGAGTTTAATTAAAAACGGAAATGTATCTGGATGATGGTAGGGAAAGTGAGTATCACTTACCACTAAAATCTTATCGTGTTTCACTGAAGCATGGTAAATATAAACGCAACCAAATTACTAAATAATAGAAAACCTGCAGTCCATACAACCTTCTTAATTGCAGAGATATCTTTCTCTATATGAAATAGATGGTTGTCTTTAATAACCTTTATTCTTTCGGAAATTATAGCTACCTCTTTTTCAAGTTTTGCTATCTTATCAGATTGTGTTGCCATTTACCTTAACCTTTTAAGAGAGAGGGCATAAAGCCCTCTCAATATCAATTATTAGTTAGCTAAAGTATCAGCTGTTAGTTTGATACCATAAGTATCGTGTAACTCACCAACACCATAAACCGCAGTTGCAACGATTTCATCTGCTCTTAATGATGCATCTCTTTGAGATTCAATCTTTAGATCTTGCATCATAGCAAGTGCTAAAGCATCTTGTGAGAATACACCACCGATTGAGTCATCTGATCCGTCTACAGAAATGTTTGAAGATTCAAAAATCTGTATACCTGCGATAGTTCCAACAAAACCACTTCTCAAAGCTTCATTACCTAAATCAGGAATATTTGAAGAACCTGCAAAGGTATTTGTTAATGATTTCTTTACATTAAAAATCTGCTTTGGGTGGAATACACCGTAATATGGACCCGGTGCGTTGTTAGTTCTTAGCTCTGCAGCACATTCAAATAGATCTTGAATTGTCATCTCTGCTCCTGCACCTGGACCTTTTTCTGTTGAGAAACCTGTAAATAAGCCTGAAAGATCAGTATCAATCTTTCTAGCAATAGCTTCACCGAAAAGTCTACCAATATGTGATGCAACATCTTGAGCTGCCGACTGTCTAGCTAAGTCAGTTAATGTTGTCATAATACCAACTTCTGAAGCTGTAATTGTTACAGATGTTGGATTGACTGCTGTGTTTGAAAGGTCTGTCGCTTCACTAACTGCTGCAGCACTGACTGTTGAGTAAATTGGTACTTCAACGGACTTGCCACCACCTGCAATAGTATAGTTTCGGACAAGACCACGCATGATTGATTGTTCACTTGCGATGAACAATGCTTCTTGCACGATTTCCGTATACAGTTCGGATATCGTACTTGAGGTTGTTTCATTTGCCATGATGTTATCCTTTCTTATTCATGGTTATTATTTAAGGTTAATTACAGATGCTTGAGAATTACGCTGTTTTCTATATTCAGCATATTTCTTTCGATCATCTGGATTACCCATATCTAAGTCCGCAATATTGAAAGGTTTTGCGTCTACCTTACCCACATTACCTACACTTCCACTTCCTTTTGGAGTTGCGCTCTGAAAGTGAGGGTTTTGCGTCAAAAACTCCTTGACATACTCATCAATAGTAAGCAAGTCACCACTGCCGTTATATCGTGCAATACCATTTTTATCAAGTATTTCTACTTTTCCATCATCAGTATAGCTAATACTATCTCTAATAATCTTTAACACTTGATCTGGATTATTAGCACTATGTTTAGATGCAGAATTTACTACTTGCTTTGTAATCTTTTCTTCTTTTAATTGAGTAACAAGGACTTCTTTTTCTTTTTGCCATTCGATAGTTTTATCTTTAATGACTTTCTCAAAGTTTCCTTTGTCAATATCATACTTTTCTTTTTCTTGTTTATTCTTTGAGATTATATCCCTAGCTTCATCAAGATTTTCTACACCAAGATCACGATATATCTTTGCTTTTTCTTTGGCTACTCTTTGAGCCATAATGTTTGCAATATCGTCTTTTGTATATTTTTGATCTTCTTGTTTAGTTTCTTCTTGCTTTATTTCTTCTTCCTGTTTTTCAAGTGTTTCAGGAGCCACTTCCGTTTTTTGTTCGTCAACCATGTTTAGTTCCTTTCATAGATCTATTTTTAAACAATTACAGAATATCTGCCATAAATCAACTATATAAGTGCTTCCTCTGGTAAGTCACGAATTAAGTCCTCTAATAAATTAAAAGGGATTTCTTCTTCATTATCAATAGCATCTGATAATAGATTATATACTTGTTCCTTTTTTTCTTCATCCATGTGCATCACATTGATATCTAAATCAATATCAAACATTTTTTTATATTGTTTGAGTAGTTGTGTTATTTCATATTCCATTATAAATACCTCTCTATATCTTCAAATAAATCGTCTAATGCTTGTGTAGTGTTTGGTGCATACCATCTAAGTAGTTTCACATATACATCACCTAAAGGACTTGATTTAGATTCTACATATTGTGCAAAAGGTTCTAATGTTTGAGTAAGTTTAACTTTAGTTCTACCCTCTGTATACTGTGTTGTTGCCCATCTATATTTACCTGTACCACTGTAGTATCCAATAGAGTGCCCCCAACCATATTTACCTTTTGTAATTGATCCAACGGTATCTGCAATACTACCAAAGTCTTTGTAATCACCGCCTAATTCTATTCTCTCAGTTCTTCTTAAATAGATTCTTTCTAAGTGATCTATTTGACTACTAGCTCCAGTAAAACTTATTTTTTGTATTTCTGCTTTTGTTAATGGGAAGTCTGGGGTAGCCTCTAAGTATTCATCAAGGCTCAATCTTGCAGTAATCCCTTCTCTAAAAGGCTTTCGCCATGTTTTACTTGCCCATAGTTTTGCATCTTTAACTATTGCTTTACTTATAAAAGGCGATAGATAAGGTTTATTAGGTTCTAATCCATATTTTTTTATAAGAATAGGCAAAACTTCTTTGTTGTTCAGATATGTATACATAGTTTTATCTATGTGGTGTCCGTACTCGTGTCTAAAAGTTTTTAATCCTTGACTAGTAAAACCTTTTTTTAAATCCTTTCTATCTTTGTAAAGACTAGATGCCATGTAAATAGTATTATTGTAAGGTGCGTAATAACTTTCAGTTCTATCAATATCCACACCGCCTCTTAGCTTAGGTGTTTTGTTTATAATTTTTGTTATTTGATTTGTTGCTAAATGACCAAAGGCAAGATTTATGAAATTCATATCATCCCCTTTATCTGTGCCAAACTTATCTTCTAAATTTTCTTCTGCAACATCGACAACGCCTTCATCAAAACCGAAATCCCATAGATCTAAAATGTGTCTGCAATTATATCCGCCTCTATGGATAAAAGGATTATTACCAGATTTACCTTTCCAAGATTGACTACCCCAAAAGGCATCAATATCTTTTCTATCAAATACTCTGTTTAAGTTTCTACGGCAAAAATCTCTACTATCAGTAATGAGTGTGCCATCATAGATAAACATATTGATCCCTGCCTGTTCTGCTTTATATGTCGTAAATGATCCGTTAAACTCCATGAGGGTATCATGTGCGATAGTCTTTGCGTATCTACGCATATTATTTCCTAATACATCACTAGCATATTTTGTTCGTAGGATGTTTTGAGCCTGTGCAACTTTCTTGGCTACTGCAGGATTAAATTGATTTTCATCAATGTATCTTACTAATCTATTAATGGCTTCTTCATTAGATGATTGATAAACACCATTTAATTTACCACGAATAGATTTAACCATATCTGGAAAAGGTTTACCGACAATCACAGATTCATAGAGATCATTAGCAACGGTATCAAAGTATGTGCTACCTAACTCTTTGTATTTATTAAATGAAAACTTTTTAAGATCAACAATCGTAGCTAGATCAGGTTTTGTTAGGGTTTTAAATCTATTAGGAACATTAATCTTTTCTATTCTACCCATTAGAGCCTTGACCACAGTATCGTATTCTCTGACATTCGTATCTGCGACAGTCAAAAATGTTTCTTCAAAATATCTTTTAAGGTTTGGTCGTAGCTGTAATGCTGTTTTAGTTCTTAGATTTAGTTCATCAGCAAATAATGTTTGTGAAAATTGTATTTCATTAACAATGCGTTCTTCTAAAGATTTTAGAGAACTTAAAACTAACTCTTGATGTTTATCTGAAAGATCGCTTATAAATTGAGCTCTGGACATATCATATCTTAAAACCTTTTTTCCATGATTGAATTGCCCAATAGGCAGGGGATAGGTTCTTCTGTCCTTTTACTCTTTTTAAAACTCCGCCCATTCTTGCCATGAATGATCTTTTTCTAGCAGGAATATTCTTTTTAATAGTCATGGTCTTTGATCCAAAATTAATCTTTTTAACTTTTCCTGTTTTCTTATCTCGAACAAATACCTTAAACTTACCGACATCCCCTCGAGAAGGTTTATTAAGTTTTACTTTTCTTCCTCTGTATTCTGCCATTCTTTTTTTTCTTTCTGCGTTTTCTCATAGGTCGTTTACTTTTTATGAGAGGTGCTAAAGTAGTTGTTGTTGTAAATCCACTCATCTTTTCTTTCGTGTCGTTGTCTTTCTTTTCTTTCTTAAATCAGTATCGTGCTTTCTGCTTCCTCGTAAGAACGAATTAACTCTACCCATAGCCCATGCAGCCATAGGAACTCTACGGCTACCACTAGATAGAAATGCACCTTGACCTCTACGATAGACCTTTGCCAAAGTTCCATAAGTATATCGTTTACTCTTTTTGGCTTTTGCTTGTAAGGTTTTCTTTGTGCTTGCTGATATCGGTCTTGCCATTATGCTGATGTTCTCGCTTTCAACAAAGACATAGGTATTCTTTTACCTGCTTTATATAAACTTGATACTTGTTTTATTAATGATGCTCGTCTTGATCTTTTTGATCCTTTAAGACCAGAGAGATATTTCTTTGGAATCCCTGTTGATTTATCTTTGGGAACTGCTCTACGCTTCTTCTTCTTCGGCATTTTGTTCATCCTCTAAAGCCGTAGTTTCAAAACTACCAAGCGTTGTTGTTCCTGTTGCACCGTCTATTTCATCAAAGATTGTTTTAATAGCTTCATCATCTTTAATAACGGCTTCAACTATTTGTTTGTCAATCTCTTTGTTGTATGTATCTGATTTAATGCTTGTAGCTCTTGCTTGTTGATAGAATGCTAGATCAGTAGCATAATCTCTTAGATCAAAAGAATCTGGATAGGTTATCTCTCCATCAAAGGTTAAGTTCTGCCATTTAGCAAACAATGACCATATCTGTTCTTCTGCGTTCTGTAAGTAATCTGCTTTCTCTGATAGCCTTGCATTCAATAACTGAAACTCTGTTTGTAATGCGATACCAGATTGTATTCTTGTTTCGGTAGCCCTAACTGCTCCCATGTGTGTTATTCTGTTAATCGCTTCTACCTTCATGTTTATACAATCCATAATACCTGATAATGATTGAGAAGATGGTTGTATGATATAAGGCTTTAATCCTGTATCTAAATCTTCTGGCATTTCAATAATAGAACCTGCTCCTGCAGAGGCTTCAACATTCGGTGTTTTAACTAATGAAGGATGGTTAGATAATCTAATTAACTGTTCAAGTTCTGAATAATCATTATAAATAGCTTTTTGTAATTCTGCTATATCGTTTAAATCGCTTATGCCTATTCCTCGTCTTTGTGATTTCTGATTATATAGAATAACAGCAGGGATTTCGCCTATCTGATTAGGTTGTTCATCTAATAATAATGGTTGTGTATTTCTATGTGGTTGATGAAAGTCTTTGACTTCATAAGTAGTAACATCCTCTGGAGTCCATACTTTTACGATAGCATCATCTTGATAAATACTTTCCATTAATGTTAATGATGTTAAATAAAACTTTCCGTTTGGTAATCTTTCAAACTTCCAATTCAAAACATTCTCTGGAGTATATAAACTTATGTAAGGTCTTATGTCCTGTTCAAGTTCTTCTGCTCTTGTTTCTGTTAATACAGATGGTTTGTCTACGATTGCCCAACAAGTACCATGCACAGAAGCGTTAAGTTGCATTTCACGAATAATGTTGTTAAAAGATCTACCATCTAAATCAGCATCTTTTATGAATGACTCTAAATCTTGATTACCCTCTAAACTCCCATAGTTTCTGGTCGGTGCTACACGAAATAAAAATGAACTATATATTTGCACAATGTTTTTACAGTGGTTATCAATGGGAGTGTTCTCTGCCCTTTTTAAATATTCTTCATCTGTTTCGAGGATATATCTATTAAGAAGATATCCATTCTGATAATCCTGTCCGCCTGTATAGGACAAATAATGAAACTTCCAATCATTGATTTTCTCTAAATAGTGTGGATGTCGTGATGTTAAAAATTCTCTTGTGTATGTAGCCATTAACTAAACCTCATTGGTCTTGATGGAGTGTATTCTCTTTTTAGTGGGTATAAAAACTCTATCATATATCCTAACGCATCATTAAAGTGATCGTACCCAGAAGTCTTGTCAGGTACAGATGATCCTTCCTTATAAATTTGCCTTTCAATAGATTTTATAACATTTTTGCAATTAGAAGCAATAAACAAACTTTTTTCCCCTTTCGTATTCTGCAGTTTTGAATTAACTGCATTTATTCTATCTCTAATTAATGGATGAAAGTTTCTAACCTTAATATCGAAACCTGCATTTTTTAATATGGATAAATCTGTTTTTCCCCCTGCGCTAGTTCGTGATTGTTTACAAGCAGGGTCTGGATAGATGAAGATATGATTGCCTTGATATCTATTATGGATTTCATCTGCCATTTCATTTGTATTACTAGAGAATAACTGTATTTCATCAAAGATATAGACATTGTTATTAATGATCTCAGCAACTACACAAACCATAGGACTAATGTTGAAGTCCATGCCAACATGGATAACATTTGTTTTTCTTTCATATTTTCTAATAACATTCCCTACACGATCAAAGTTATAATAGATATTTCCTGCGTAGTTCACGAAAGACGCTTCATATTCCTGTTTGAATGTTCTCTCATCCAAATCGGCTTTGGCTTGTTCTATCTCTGCATGGGGAACTTGACCACCTTCCAATGTAGTATACTGAAATGATGCCCAATTCTCGTCCTCATCCTTTTTAGTAAATAAGTTATAACTCCAATTACCATAACCCCTAGGCGTACCACAAAATAAGGCATGACCATTCTTGTCAGATAGCGTAGCTCTCAAGACCTCATACCAAGCCATCTCTTTAATGTCTGCAAATTCATCCATACAAAGAAAGTCTAGTCCGACACCACGAAGGCTCTGTTCATTATCTGCGCCACGCAACGATATGGTGCTATTATTCTTTAGGGTTACAGTTAAATCAGAATGGTTAGTATTCTTAATCCATTTATGTTTATCTAATCTATCAAGTAATTCTGACCAAACTATCTGTTTAGCCATACGGAATGTTGGAGCCACATACCATACTCTCTTTTTGGGATATCGTGCAAATCGAGCTAATTCATTAATAGCGATAAATGTCTTTCCAAATCGTCGGCCAGAAATCAATACTCTGAATCTTGCAGAACATTCTATAACTTCTTTCTGTGGGGTTGTTAGACCCATATATAAACACCTTCCAGATATCTACAATGGTATTCTATGGTCATCTAAATGGATAAAAAACTAGTCATAAGTCCATGCTAGAGGCTTTTCATCCTCTGATGTTTCAATTCGGTCTTTCTGTCCTAATACCTGTTTGCCTAACCAGATCAGCATAGTTGTATTGCCTTGTTGTGCCTTTTCGAACTGCATACGCCTTAAAGACATTTTGCCCAGATCCCTGCCCTTTTTTATAGTATCCGCAAAATTACGTTCTAATGTATCAACAGAGCAATCAAAGAAGGATGCCATCTCTTCCATTGTGCAAAGCATACCTGCTAATTTCTTTAATTGTGCCTCGTCTAATTCCTTACGAGGTCTACCAACCTTTTTAACTTCCTTGTCCATTTTTAAACTCTTTTTCTATTAACAACTGCCTTTTAGTCTTCCAAGCATTGCGGTATTCAATGTTTTCAAACAACTTACTAAATCCTGTAATGTGTTTCAATCTAACAATTTCCTCAGATTCCATGCCTAATTCGTTGCATATATCTTCATCTTTCCAACCATTCTCTAACATTTCAAAGACCATATTGCTCATACCATCAATACTGTGCTTACCACGAGCTCTATTATGTCTTACAGTACTAGCCATTCTGTCGTTTATATCCTTTTCAATAACAACCACAGGCAATTTCCCATGATTTCTAGCAAGGATGTCATCATTAGTCTTACAAGTAAAATATCTGTGGAAACCATCAACAATAACATACTTATCTTTAGAATTGTCATAAACTGTAACAACGGGCTGAGTGTACCCATCATGCTTAATTGATGTATATAAAAGCGACATTTCTTTATTTGCTACACTATTTGGGTTGTAATCATTGGCTTCAACCTTATCAATATCTACCCATCTCACATAATTAACAGGTTGGGAGTCTAACGGGCTTTGTCTATGTAAATATTCTTTTAATTCTTCAAGGAAATCTATCTTCTCTTGATTGTTAAGCTGTTGTAGTTTGTTCTGTATTTGTTCTTTTATATCCATATTCTTTTACCTTATACTTTCTTAGCTTGTTATATTTGTAAACACTAGGATTTTTAATGAAGTTATTGAATACTGTGTGGTGGTAATCATTCTTCAATACCGCAGTTATACAAACTCGTAATCCTTTCTCATAAACAGGGGTACCTGCAAAGGCATTATCGTAATATTCAAACTTATGTCTAAATCTTTCCTTTTGCTCTTGATTTTGAACTAATTTCTCTAACAAGTAATCCCTGTATTCTACCCAATCATCAAACATAAAAGGTAATTCTTTGATCTTCCATGATTGTTTTAGATGACTAAGTGTGTTTGCACCTTGTATTCTCTTGACTATCTTGTTCCATGTTTCTTTCTCTATCTCTTGCATAAACAATAGATCTTGGATCGCTGTTTCGTGGTGCACATTTGATACCCTCATATCCATGATCGGTCTACCATATCTGTAATAATAATCGTAAATCTTGTTATAATTCCAATTATTTTGGTGAATGGCTTTCCAAACATCATAGACCGACCAATCGTACAGAGGATAGAAGGTAAAATGGTCAAGTTTTTTATTTAAGTATTTCCCCCAAGTTATCCATTTGTAAGTAACATCTTGTGTCAATGTCATTCTTCTTGTAGGGCTTTCTTCACAACGAACACCTGCAATATAGCAACTGCGTTGATCTGGGAACTCATGTCGGAATATATGCGTAAATAAATCAGCAAATCTATCGCAATTATATTTATTCTCTTTGTAGGAGTATGGAACTTTCTCTCTAATCCAATCATCCCCTTCTTTCCAACATTCTAACCAATCTTGCTCATGGGATGTAGCATTGAATAATTTTAAAGGCATTTGAAACCACATAGGCTCTACATCTTTGCGTTCCATAACCTCTGTAACATAATCAATGGTATTCTGCCATTCTGCCTCTTGGTCTAAGAATAATACTTTGAGGGGGAGTCTGTTTTTCTCTGCAGCAACCTTTAAACTTAGTTCTAAACAGATCGTGCTGTCTTTACCACCACTAAATCCGACAACACAGTTCTCAAACTCATCAAACAGGTATCGTATTCTATTCAGTGCTTCTTCATAAACATTTTGCTTTAAATAAATAATTTGGTTGTTTTCGCCCTTAACTATCATTTTTATAGCCCAAAAACCCTGTTTTTTTGACCATAGAGCACCATTGTAGACTTCTGATGACTATTCATATTCGGTTTATAGATTTGTGATAATATTGTATGTATCATAGCTTATTTCCTTACTGTCTTTGAAAGACATTTCATTACTTTTAATATCTGCTTTTTGAATAACATTTCCGTAGTAATGTGGCTTGTATTTCTTTTTGTAGAACATTAGGAAATAGAAACCATCATCCTTTAAGAAGTGTTTAATCCTTTTAAGATGATTTTTAGAGATATAGCTTGGCGATCCAAACAGAGAGATAATACAGTCGAATTGACGGCCAGAATAAAAACTCTCAAAATTGGTATTAATTGTGTTTCCGCTATAGTTTGGATGTTTCTTATTAAACACATCAATCATAGAAAACGAAGGCTCTATCCCTGTGTAGTCTTTGATCTTCTTTTGATCTAACAAAAAGCCTGTGCCAGAACCTATGTCTAAAACACTTTTGTTTTGGATATTACCTAACATATCCATAATCTCTTTATTTTGACGCAAACAATTATCGGATAAATACATATTGTCATAAGACCTGGCTAATATGTCATAGTCAGATTGGAAATTAGTTACAGCTCTATTGATTAATGTTGTTTTGGATAATGCACTACCCATAGTCCAATACTGATGTTCGTTAATATCAAAGTATGTAAATGTTCTTTTGCCAAAACTCTTTTGATAACCATATTCTCTAATAAGAGAAACGCACTTCTCAAATTTATTTTCATCTTCCCAATTCTTCCTCAATGAATAGAAATGAGGGATATAGGGCATAGAACTTGCAAATCTATATTTATGTGCAGTTAGATTTTCTGCTAAATATAAAAAATCGTTATTCGCTATTGATCGAGAACTCATGGTAACATTCAGGACAGATTACATTTCTTGTAGAAATCTGTTTGTTCTCAAACCTCTGCTGTTCTTTATTTTGTGCATTATTTATATCTTTGTCTTGTACGTCTTTGTGTTTTTGTAATGGATTGAGTGTAGGCACATAAGCATCTATATCTTTCTCATTACCGACTACAATTTGCTCTAATTCTTTTTCAAAGAAACCTAACTCGCCAAGATCAAAATTAATATCAAGTAAATCTGTAATCTCTGCATTTAGTTTACCCATATCCCATAAACTATCTTGATTAAGTCTATTATCAGCAATTCTATATGCTTTGATTTTTTCAGGGGATATTCTTGCAATAACTACAGGAACTTCTGTTAATCCTAATTCTTTAGATGCTTCATATCTTGTATGACCTACTACAATGTTCATAGCTTCGTCTACAACGATCGGTTGTTGAAAGCCAAAACTTTTAATTGACTGAGCAACCTTTTTTACATTTAAAGATTTTCTTGGATTTTTCTCGTATGGTTTTAACTTTGAAATCTCAATATTTTGGATTTGCATGAGGTTAATTTACTTGTGAAAGTGGATTTGACAACGCTTTTCTTATCTTATCGTCTATTTCTTTCTCTAAAATCTTAAAATCTTCGGATATTTCCCTCTCATTAGCCTTAACTCTATCTTCAATATCATTAACTATCTTGTCTATGGCTCTTATATCCGCTTTCATTTGTTTAATATCATCTCGTAAATCATTCTTTAATGAAGTGGCTACATCATTTACAAGGCTAACTTCTTCAAGGACTGAAGATATTTCAGATTTTAATACTGCAATTTGTTCTTCAATATAACTTAGATCTGGCGCAGTATAACTCTCTATCTTAGCTTTCATGTCTAAATAGTCATCATAGAATTTATATCCTGTCCAACCACCGCCTATGATTGCACCAATAAGAGATAAGATGATAAAGAACTTACCACCTTTGAATTTCATTCCTTGATATTCTACTTCCATTGACTATCTACCATTTCATTTATCATTCCGTAATCCATATATCCTAAGATACCTGCTTGATAATCTATTATCATATTTTTTTCTCTAAAACTAACTTCTTTGTAGAATACCCCATCTTTGATTTGTTTTTCTGTATAACTCTCAAAGTTTATATCTGACAAAATAACCATAAGGGCTAATTGTGTTGTTTGTGATTGAGAACTCATTTTATCTTTTTGTTTTGCCATTAGTTTATTTGCGATCTTTTGTTTTATCTCTTTAGGCTCTATGGTTTCTTCTTTAGTTTCTTCCTCTGTTTCTTCTACTTCCTCTACTTCATTTTCCATTTCTTCCATGATTTCCATTTCAATATCCATTTCAGCTTCTTTGACTTCTACAACCTCAATCTCTTTTATTTCTTCAATAGGCTCTACATTAAATTCTTCTGTAAACATATCTACTTCAAAACTAATACTTTCATCTGGCATATCATTAAATTCTATTTCAATAATTTCTTGAGGGGGTGGTGCAATATAATCGGATTTGTAAATATATTCTTCTGTTTTTAATGCGATTTTAATTTCTATCTTATTGATAATCTCATTTATGATTTCATTGATTTGATTATAAGTAATATTAAAAAACATATCGCTAAAACCTACTCCGTAATAACCAGAGTAATAACCCCTATCAATTCCGTAAAATTCTAACTCAGCTTCATTAAAACCTATCTGAGAAACATCTTGTGTAAACGAATAATCTTGTGATCCAGTCCAATTAATACCTGTGTAATTATGAGTAAACTGTTCTTGTAGTTCACCATCTTTAAACAATCTAACTGTAATTTTAAATTCGTCTTTACAATCACCAGATGTATTGGCACATAAAGGAACATTAGAATTAGAAACATGAGAATAAACTGTACTGCCATATTCTATTTCTTGGATATTATCTTGTGTTAATTCAATATCATAAATACGACTACCACCACCCATTCCCTCGTTTCCTGTGGTTATTTCAGCACCTGTCATTCCGTAGTCATTACCAACCACATTGACATTGGTATCGGTATATTCGTCTAAAAGATTATCTGTTT